CTACAAATATAACTCCTGTACCTAAATCTGCTGCATCAACCTTTACATTACCTCCAACACCAATGTATAACATCTTTTCTACTAATGTTACATCAGAACTTACCGCTCCACCACTATCTACTGATACTGCTTCGGTAGCTTGTAATTTAATTTGATTTAAAGCCATAACTATATTTCTCTTTTAGTTGATTCGCCTAATTTATCTAAAGGCATCATATTACTTTGCATATAAACTTTTTCACTTTCGCCACCCATAGAGTTCATATCTTCGAACGCTCTAACTTCATCAGGAGTTAATACACCGATGTTTAGTAAAGTTCTATAGTAATCTGCTCTTGACTTTGAATCACCTCTTAAAAGGGCTGTAAGGTTAAATTTGAAATATTGAGAACCTTTTTTATTGAAAGGAATTAATTTTTGGTTTAAAGCCATTTCAATTCTCTTAATCCAAGGTGTAATCGTATGGACCACAAAATCTATTTGCTGTGCTTCAATATTGCTGTAAGTTGCTGAGGATAAGTCATTTACTAGATGATTCGGTACTCTGAATATACGGCAAATATCGCTAACTTGATATTGTCTAGTTTCTAAGAATTGTGCTTGATCGTTTGGAATCTGCCTAGCAGTAAAATTCATTCCCTCTTCAAGAATAGCTGTTTTACCTGCATTGATTGAACCGCTATAAGTTTGATTCCAACTTGCTCTAAGTCGTTTACCCGTTTCAGGTTTTAGAGTTCCAGGATGGGTGATGATACCCCCGATTGAAGCGGAATTTTTAAAGAATGATCCTGCAAATTGCTCTATAGATAAAGATACACCTAAAGATTCTGCTGAAGTTTGTATTGGGCTTTTACCCATAATACCATCAGTTGATAAACCCTTTATGTGTAGCATATTGTCAGAGGTTACTTTACCTGTAATTGGATAAGGTACAACTTCATTTTGCTCAATATTATAGTAAACTTCCCTACCATCAGGTGATATATAAACACTTACATCATTAGATTGTATAGGTATGATTTGAGTAGGTAAACCTCCGTTGTTTCTTTCGATGTAAGCAAAGAAATTACCATCTAAACATAAATCAACTAAAGCTTTTTCAAAGAAGCTAAATGAATTAAAAAGTGTAGATGGTTGTTCGCCTATTAGAGAGTGGAGTGGATTGTCAGATAAAATAAACCTCTTATTGCTTTCATCTTTTTCGTATAAAGATATTGGTAAAGAAGCAATAGTTTCTGAAATTACTTTAACGCAACTCCAAACGGTTGATAATTGTAAAGCACGTTCTTTAGTTATGGCTTGACCTGAACTGTTACCAGTAAAGGATTGACCGCTTAAACTTGTGTTATAAAACCTTTCTTCGGTAGGTTGTACCTGTGGTTTTCTCTTAAAAAAATCTAATAATGTAGCCAATTCTTTATGAGTTTAATGCCTTTATCCATATACATATATACAAATATACGTTTTGTGAACCATTATTTGTATTTATTTTTCAAGTATTTATTGATTTTTTCTAAACTTTTGTAAATTTGTCTATTAGAAACACCCTTAATAGTAGCTATTTCTGACACTTTTAAGTTGCAAACAAACCTTAAATTAACTAAATCTCGTTCTTTTTTAGTTAAATAATCATTAATTTCTAACCAAACTTGGTCCGCTAAAGGATTGTAATCCTCTTCAATGATAGGTAAGTTTAAAATCTTTTGTCTATACTTTTTGTGAAACGGTGAACTAGAGGACAGTACTTGGTTTGTTATGATCCTAGAAACGTAAAACTTAAAATGACCATTCTCATAAATCGTTATTATAGATTCATCTTCTTGAGTTAAAAGTATTAAACAAACCTCTTGTGTTAAGTCGTTAAGGAAATGTAAATCATTATTAGTCCTTAAAACATTTGATGCAATCTCTTTAATAGCAGAGTATTGGGATTGTATAATCTCGTTTTTAGAGAAAGAATATTTCTTTTTCATCATAAGCTGAACCGCCTTTGTTTTTGTTTTGCATTGCCTCGGATAGTGCCATTATACAAGCGACAATACCATCAATCTTTTCGTTACTACGGGACTTGTCGGGTTTCACATTATCGGCACTATCGTGATTTAGTACTACGTTTGACATCATCCAACGTAAAACAGGATCACCACCGTGTCTTAACTTTCCACTAAGAACTAATCCTTCAAACTCTTTTGTTGCAGGTGACATAGTTTTAAATCCTTGACCTACTGGAATCATAGGACAACCTTCTTCTGTAAGGTCTATCACAATTTGTGATGCGTTCCATCTATCGTAAGCTACTATCTTAATATCATATAGTTGACTTAAATCTCTTATCTTTTGTTTAATGTAATTGTAATCACAAACATCACCTGGTGTATAGATAACGTGACCATCTCTTTCCCACTTATCGTAGTTTACTTTATCCCTTTGTGACCTTTTCTTTGCGTTTTCTTCGGGTATAAAATTAAAGTTTATAATGTCGTAACCTTCTTCTTCGTCAGGAAACAATAATGATAGACAAGTAACATCTCTAGTACTAGCTAAATCTAAACCTGCGTAACAAACTTTTCCTTTAAGGGATTCTAAGTTAACCTCGTTAGAACATCCCATCCATTGAATGTCTGAGATAAACCTAGAGCTACTAGAAACCCATTGATTAACGTGTAATCTTCTAAAGGTATTTTCGTAAGAAGGTTCATTTTGAGCCTTTACCGCTTGTTGCTTCATATACTCTTCCTTGATGATTGAACCATAACCAGGATTTGCTTTTCTCCAAACTTCTTCGGTATAAATATCATCATCTTCGGCAGCTTCATAAACAACCCCTAAAAACGAATCGTCCTCAATTGAACCATCAATAAGTTTCTTGCTATAATCGTAAAGTTCCCTAGAGATGTGATCCTTTTGGTTACCTGCTCCTGCTGTCGTGATACCTAACATCAACGGTTGCCTCCTCGCTCCCATACTCGTAAGAAGCACATCGTAGAGGTCACGATTTTTATGTGAGTGAATCTCATCTAGTAAACAACAAGATAAATTTAAACCGTGTTTTGTATCTGCATCTGCTGAGATGACTTTGTAGTACGACCCCACCTTGTCGTAAGTGATAGAATCTCTGAATGTACCTGCTCTTTTTATAAGATTAGGTTCTTGCAAAACCATCTGTTTGGCTATACTGAAACTCAACCTGGCTTGTTCTTTATCTGCGGCAGCCGAAACAATTTCAGCTCCTTTCTCTCCATCAGAAAATAGCATATAAAGTGCTATACCAACCATCATAGTTGTCTTTCCGTTTTTACGAGGTATGAAGATAAAACATTGTCTGAACTTTCTTAGTTTAGTTTTCTTAGACTTCCAACCAAATATTCCTTGTATGATTTCTGTTTGCCAAGGTTCTAGCACAAACTTCTGACCTGCTAATTCACCTTTCGTATGTTGACAAAAAGTTTGTATAAAGTCCGTAGCTCGTTTGGCTGATACTTCGTCAAAGTAATATCTTGACTTATCTATTCTGTGTAAATTATTCGCCACCTTGAAAAAAGTTTTCTATTTTAACATCAGGTGTTCCTGCCACTTGTTCCATAGCATTTACCTTTGCTCGACTCGATGGAGTTAAACCAAATTCTTTTAGTAATTGAAAGACCCTAACGAAAGCTTGATTGGCTATCTGAACTTCAGGTCGTATAGTTGGTTTTGAGTTTCCCTCTCTTGACATAATCTCAACCGTTGCACCCAAAGTATTTACAATTTCTTTAGCACTTTTGTATTCGCTATAAGCATCGCAAAGTAGCGTTAAGGCTAATTCGTCAGCTTGAGTAAGGACAGCCATATCGTGAAGCAAAATACTCAGTTCACTAAATGCTATTTTTCCATCCTCACTAAGCCAACTGGGGGTGGGAGGTATACTACTTGGAAGTTTAGGTTCGTTAGGATTTGTTCTATCGGCTCTTAAAGTTCCACGTTGTCTTTTTATTTCTGTCGGCAATAAATTCATATTAGCAAATGTAGTCCTTTTTATATTAATAATATACATAATCTTTATCTTTATCCTTATCCTTATCCTTAGCCCCTACCTTGACCCCAACTTGAGGTCAACTTGACCCCAATTAGACCCCTAAAGCCATATCAATTGATTATCAGAGAGTTATCCAAACAAGTATGCATTGCATAATAAAAATATAGGTGATATTACCTAGTTAGATAAAGACTCTTTTTTGGGAATTCCCTCTTGAAAAGGAACACCCCACAACCCCTTTTTTATTGACACGATACACAGAAAGGGGTGAGGTGGTAATTTGGGGTTAAAACTTGGTGATTGATACACCCCGATGGTTTTATTGGGCTGTAGAAGGGTGATTCAATGCGTACATTGTATTTATTTGAATGCGTGCATTGTATTTTAGCAAGTCAAAACGATACGAATAAAATGTATAAAAAAAGATATATATTTTTATTTGCTGCTGTTTAAACAAGTCTATATACTTATATATATTTTAGTTTATTATATAAGGTAATACGCAAAGTAAAGAAACAATCTATTTAAGGCTATTGTAAGCTATTGTAAGCTATTGTACCTAGTAATTAATACTAGAATATACAAGGCATAAAAAAAAGCCCTTAAAAGGCTTGTAAATGCATTGCATTAAATTAAACAAAATTATTAAGCATAAAAAAAACCCTAGTAATTTAATACCAGGGTTTTTAATATATTTTATTTTGCTTCTAAATATATTTTTTCAGTTTGTGTAAATTACCTGAAGCAATCAAGTAAAAATAGTATTGCTCTAAATTTACGTTGTTATAGCTATTTGAACCAATATAGTGCAAAGGGTTTCTTTTGGCTGCCTTAATAAATTCCTTAGCATTCATATAGATTAAATAAGGTACTCTTTTAGTAGGTTTAATACTTGGGCTTATAATGCACTCGATAAACTTAATTTCCTCGCTCAAAGCAAACATTAGAGCTTGTTTATAATTTACAAAGGTATATACCTTATTAATTTTAAGATTACCGAAAAAAAGCTTTGTAAACTTATATTTTCGCTTGATGGTCAATTTTTGGGTTACTTTATACATATTAATTGACGTTTAATTTGTTTGTGAAATTTTTTGTTTGTACTTTCAAGTAGTATCTTTTCAGTTTTAAAATAAGCAGTAATTAAACCATAAAAACCTATTTGAGGACTGACTAAAAATCCATTTTCAATATAACTATCTAAGTTTTCAAAATTAGGAGGCGTTTTATTTACAAATAATAAATACCTAGAATTATTTTCATTTTTATTGCTTTGATTAATTGTAATAGTTTTATACATTTTCTTTGTTTTTTAAGGTTATAAAATAAGTTTCACTTTTTAAACTAACATCTAAATCATAATAATAAGATCTAACTTGTAAAAATCTAAACTGGTTTTTAAGCGATCTAATACAGTAATTTAATACAGCTGTATTAGTTTCGTATTCCTGTTTATATAAAAACAAATGATTAAAGTCTTTTTTAAATAATTTAGTTATTTGCTTGTAAACACTTATAAAAGTTTCCTCGCAAAAAATATGTTTTTCTAATACACAAACTAATCTGTATATCTTAGCCAATTTAATCAGCTCTTCTTTATGTGTTAATTCCTTCGTAATTTTCATAGTTTTGCTTTTAATGGATTAATGTTTCTAATGAATAGCCAATAGAAGTAATTTTATCGTCATCTAATAACTTTATTAGATTTTTATAAACCTTTGTTTGTTCCGGTTTTTTACAGTGTTTTACTGCAAAAATATATTTTACATTTTCAATAGTGTAATAGAAAGTAGTACGAGTCATAATTTTGTTTTTAATGGATTAATAAACCGATTTTGTTGTTCCTGGTGTTTATTGCTAGTAAATCGTCACTAGATGCATCTATATAACCTTCTTTATGCATTAGATCCATAGAATAGAATATTTTAGAATGTCTGTCTTTATCTATATCTACTAAATTATCAAATTTAGAACCTAAAGAGTAAATTAGTACAAAATTACTAGGTTTAGCGCTCAAATGGTCAAATAATTTTTTGCTTTTGGTATATGCATAGAATTTAACCTTTGGAAACTTAGCCATAATTTCGAACCAAGAACGTATATAATTAAAGTTATAAAAGTCACCGCTGTCGTGAATTCTAATGTGTGTTGCTTTTCTCCTGGTAATTGCTTCAACTAATTTAGATTTGAATAATTCAGGGTCTTTACTTAATAAATATCGTTTTTCATAAGCTTTTTTAGTATTTGTCCATATGTAAGAACCTTTATTTGCATAGCATAAAGATACGCAGCTATCGGCAAATGGGCACGTAATTTTACCTGTGCTATGGCTCTTGTATGCAGTGATCCCGAAATTATACAATCTAATATTGTTTTCTTTTGAATTTTTACGCATTTTCGAATTTTGCGTTAAAATTTGCGTGTGCTTCAAATCTATTAAGTCTTGCCTTGTGAATTCCATAGTTTTAGTTTTTTAAATTGTTGGTAAAGATTCGAAATAATTGAAAAGCGTGTAAACTGGAAACAACTCAGACCATCGAAGGTCTTGAGCTTTATTTTGTGCATCCCAGTTTTTTTGTAAAAAATAATTCATAATGTTATATTTTAAGTTAATT